TGCTATGACGGATATTGAGGAGATTTCTTACTCTCCCGACCTTCCAGCAGAGCCTTTCAAGTCATCTGGCAGTCATCTACAGGATCTGCTAAATAAAGAGGCTACTGTTCCACCAAAATATGAAGATCCGTTTCTCGGAACTGTCTACTAATCCTCTAATGCTGTATAATTAGAACTATGGAAATAATACTTTTTGCAATTATCATTCTTCAACTTGCCCTTATGATTTATTTGGACATTCAAAACAGGGCTGAAAGGGAGCGGTTACAGCTCAAATTGATGAGTGACAGTTTAAGTGATTATGTTTCTAGTACCAAGGAGGCGGAGGATAGCCCGAAGCAAGAGGAAGACCCCTATGTGGATATGTCCGAGGTAAGCGTAGATGATATTGTTGGGGCTAAGGAGAAGGAATGATAGAAATTGACGGAAAAGAGTGGAAGAAAGTCTCTGACGAGGAAAAAATAGCATACTGCGAGTCCCTTTTGGGCGACACTAAGAAGGCTAGAGAGAGTAGATTTGATAAAGAGTGGTATCTGAACGATATGTTCGAGCAGGGTAACCACTATATGCGGTTTAACACCGTTACTCGCACACTGGAAGCCAACCCCCCTAGAAAAAGAGGGGAAATTAGAATGGTTATTAACAAGATTAGGTCTACCAAGAGAGCTATTTTGAATTATGTCACCAGAACTCAGCCAAAGTGGGAGATAGTCCCGGGGGATACTGATGCAGAGACAGTGGATAACGCAAGGAAGATTGGGAAGGTGTTGGACTACCTTTACAGGACATTACATCTTGAGCAAATGGTGAGCGGGGTTGTAGATACGGGGCTTTCAAAGTCTGTGGGGATGGTAGAAATAGATTGGGACGAGGAGGCTGAGGGCGGATTGGGACAAGTCAGAATTAGGATGCACGACCCTTTCGATATTTGGCTTGATAGAAGGTCTTACTTATACGCTGGAAAGTATGTAGGGAGGTTTATTGCCAAGACACCAGTAAGGTCAGTAGCGGAGGTAAAGTCTGATAAGAGATATGATGAGAAGGCTAGAAAGAAGGTAGAGCCAGATGAGGATTTGGCGGTTTCAAGACTTAAAGCAAAGATAATTCGCAAGGAGATAGGTCCTGACGATGAGAAAGTTATTCCCACAGTTACTGTTAAGGAGTTTCTCCTTTGGGATGATGAGAAGAACGAGAATGGGGGCAGGATAAAGCTATTCACCTATGCTGGAAACGAGGTATTGAGGGAAGAGGACTTAGATGAAATCGATTATCCTATTTACATCTATCAGATTAAAATGAACCCATTGAAAATCTACCAGAGGGCTTGGGTTACTGACGCTATTCCATTGAATAAAGCTATAGACCTCGCGGCCTCGCAGAAACTCGCCTATATGAATCAAGCCTTAGTCTATAGAGTAATAGCCGAGAAAGGCCATGGGGCAGGCGTAACCAGTAACGAAATGGGAGAGATTTTAGAAATTAACCCAAAGAGGCTTTTCCAACAAATGACGATGAACCCACTACCAGCGGGATTTGACGCTGTGGAGAAGGGGCTTAACGCTTATTTGGAAGATATATTGGGGGCACACGATGCCGCAATGGGCAGGATGCCGGTAGGGGCTAGGTCTGGAAAGACTTTAGAAGCAATACAGGCGGCAGACTCCAATAACTTGACAGGATTAACGACGTCTCTTGAATCCTTCTTATCTGTTGTAGGTGAGAAGATACTAAAGTTGGTAGCTACTAAATATCAGGTTTCTAGGATTGCTAAACTCTCCGAGCCAGAGGAAGGCAACGAGGCTATGAAGTTTATAGGAGAGGGTGCAGAACAACGACCAGAAGGAGCTACTATTATTACTGAAGATAATGAGGTTATTGTAAAGATAGGCTCGTGGTTAGGGCATACCTTAGAGGCAAAGCGGGAAACGATGATGAAACTTGGAGAGATGGGGGTCTTACCAGCAGAGGAGATTTTGAAACAGTTTGAGTTCCCGAACATTGAAGAATTATCAGAGAAAGCCAGAGCTCAAAGGATGGAACAACAGGAAATGGATTTGGCAGTTGCGGGACACGCCGAGGGGCAGGGGCAACCTACAGGACCTTCTAAAATGACCGCATTAGCGGATAAGGAGAATGCAGAGATGATGAACGGGCAGGACTTACCTCCTACTGAGGGGGCGGACATGGCTCATACTCAAGGGCATATAGATTTCACAAAGACAGATATGTATATGGGAGCTCCTCCTGAAGTGGTGCAGATATTCACAGAGCATATTCAAGGAGAACTCCAGTTACATGGGAGAATATAAATGCCGTTCCGTAGCTCTAAACAACGTCGTTATATGTACGCAAAACATCCTAAATTGGCAAAGAAGTGGGCTAAAAAGTATGGTACTAAGATAGTGAAAAAGAAGAAAAGGAAGAAAAGGAAGAAATGAGCCTATCAAGTATTACTGACCAAAGAGAGCGGGACAGGTTCGAGGAGAACAGTGAAGGAAATACAGCTGTCCGCTCTATAATAGACCCAGAGCAAATAACAACCATTGTTGATGAGCTGGAAACTCTAAATAGTCTCGTACCCTCTAGTTACGATTATATTGCCCTCAGCTATACAGACGGCGACCTTACAGAAGCGGTATTTAAGACGGGAGGCTCTGGAGGTACTACTGTCTCAACGCTTACTTTGGCGTATACAGACGGAGATTTAACCGGTGTCGCTAAGACATGAAAATACTGTTCAATCCTTTAAGCGGAAAATTTGATTACTCCGAGAACAAAGCCAGCGGAATAGATATTACAGATATTGGTAGTTACTTCAGCGGCGAGGATGTAGAAACGGCCTTACAGGAAATAGGGGATGGAACTACCTTGGATACGCGCTATGTTAACTCTGCTGGTGATGACGCTATTACTGGTAATTTAATTCCTGCCACAGACTCTGATATTGATTTAGGAAGTTCCACCAAGTATTGGGCCAATGCTTATGTTGACAAGGTTTATCTCAAAAGTAATACCCATTACATTGGAGTTGATGGTAACGATATTGAGATTAGTGCCGGAGGCATAGCTGGATATAAAATTGAACTACATGCTCCAGATTTTTATCACCTTGGCGCCTATGGCTCGTCTAGGTGGGCTTGTCTTTCTTCAGTATATCGGTGGAACCCACCAAGAATTACTGAAATCAACCAGACCTTTAGACCACAGGCAGACTCAGCCAAAGATTTGGGGGATACCGCCCATTATTGGAGAAATATATATGCAGATAAGGTTTATTTAAATGCCAATGCTAATTTAGATGGCGCCAGCGATGGATATTTAGACTATAATGCAACAATAGCCCACAGGTTTGACGCCCCCCTAACTTTAGCTGAGAAAGCCCTCTTAGAAACCCCAGTAGCGGGTACTCTTGAATATAATGGTAAGTTTTATATAACCAATGAAGCAGGGCAAAAGGTGATAGATAGAACTTCCGATGTTGCTTTGGAAACAGTCACAGTAACCAATACAACCGTAGAAACCACGCTTTGGGCTGCCGAGATGGCTGCAAACAGTTTAGAAGTAGGAAACGTGTTCAGGTTTTTAGCAGATGGTGTTGTTTCAAGTGCTAGTGCTTCTGATACTGTTACCGTAAGAGTAAAAGTAGGAGGAGATGTCAAAATGACTTTGGTAAGTGAGGCCAAACAATTAAACGATGACCATTGGCATTTAGAAGCCAATGCTACACAAAGGACATTGGGGGTATCTGGGAGTAGAGCAATGCACATGGATTTAGTAGTTGGTGACTATTCAACTGAGACTATTGCGATTGGTACAGTAGATACTACAGCTAATATGGATGTTATAATTACAGCCCAGTGGAATAACGCCAAGGCAGGGAATACAATAAGTTTATACCAGGGCTTTATGGGTTACCGTAATTAGTTAAAAGAAAGGATATAGGTGGGAAAATGTTTAAGACTAGGATAGAGTACGAAAAAATAATGGACAAGACCTTTACCTTGGCTGGAGACGCGCAGGCTAAGAGAATTGAGATTGATTTACTTTTGGATATTAGAGAATTGCTTATGTGGATGCGGGAAGATGCTATTTACCAACGAGCGGTCAAGGAAAGACAAATGATTACCACTATAAGAGAGGCAGTCTATTGACAAGGCAGTGGGTTTATAGTGTATAATGAAATAGACCAAGCGAAAGCAGTCAATTATTATGGAAGAAACGATAGACCAAGTTCAAACCGAGACTCCTACGGAGCAACCCGCAGAACAGTCGGAAACAACAGAAAGTGAACAGGATGAGTCTAACCTGTATGAGTTACCTGACGGCAGGAAACTAGAGGGAGACCAGCTTAGGGAAGAATATCTAAAGCTTAATTCTGAGTTCACACGAAGGTCTCAGAAACTCTCTGAATTTGAGAGAGCTAAGGCTGAGGCTGAAAGTAGGAATAAGAGAACTGCTAAAGAAGCATTGTCTCAGAGCAAGCTCTTAGAAAACGTTGATCCAGCTGTGCGGGAAACTATTATTCAAATAGTAACCCCAACAATAGAAGAAGCATTAGGTAAATCTAGGGAAGAAGCCATAAAGGCAGAAAACCAGAAAGAATTTGATGCGAGAATTGCCAGATTGGAAAAGAAGTACCCTGGCGGGGACGGATTGCCCAAGTTTGACAAGGTAGCGATTCTAAGAGAGATGCAGAGCCCGACTAATGAGATTTATGATCCAGAGGTTTTGTATCAGCGATTGAACTGGGATGCCTGGCTAGATTCTAAAATTAAAGCCGCCATGAAAGGCAAGTCAGGGGGGGTCTCTACAGAGAGTACCGCTACAGACGCTCCTAGAAAGCCTGGTAAGGGTAAAGAAGCATCGACTTGGGCCGAGGCACGCAAGAATATCTTAAGCAAGATCTAATTCCCACTTAAAAACTAAATAGTTGCTTTGAAAGGATGTGAAAAATATGGCACAAACACTTGAAAATTTTGACGAAGCTCTGAAGATTGACTATCTACCTGTTATTAGGACACAACTTAATAACACTACGATTCTTTCTTCGAGAATAGAACGTAATGAAAGAGATGTTTCTGGTAAGCGATGGCAACTCACGACTCATATTAAGAGAAACTCCGGCATCGGAGCTGGTACTGAGTCTGGATTACCAACAGCAGGTCAACAGGAATATGCCAATCCTTATGGGACTGTTAAATACAACCGAGGTAGAATTCAGATAACTGGTCCTACTATCGCAGCTTCTAGAGACAATAAGGGAGCCATGGTACGGGCATTAGAATCTGAAATTAGGGGCGTAACAGCTGACCTAAAGAAGGAAATCAATTACCAATTATTCAATGATGGTACTGCTGTTAGAGCCCTTATAAACGGGGATCCTGGCACAGAAACTACATTGACTCTTGATACTCCTGGAACTAGATGGATTATGGAGGGAATGTTAATTGATATCTTAGATCCTTCAACAGGGAACCTAACATCTTCAGGAAATGACCTAACAGTATCCTCAGTGGATTCTGCAACAGAAATAACTTTGTCTGCTGCTGCGGACGCAGATGTAGCAGATAATGACTATGTTACTAGAGCAAACGCTACTGATGAATCGGGAACTTCTTATGAAATGATGGGGTTAAAGGGTATTATAGACGACGGTGAGTATGTAGACACCTTACATAATATCTCAAGAACCACATATCCTTATTGGAAATGTTCTACTAACTCAACGGACAGCAATGCTGGTACTTTGAGGGACATGACGCTTGAATTGATTCAGGCCTCTCTTACTTCAGTAGAAGCTAATGGTGGAAAGACAAATCTTATTATCTCCGACCACGCTATGAGAGATGCTTACGCAGCTCTAGTGGTAGCAGACAAGAGATATGTTAATACCATGGATCTTGATGGAGGTTTCAAAGCCCTTGAGTACAACGGTATTCCTTGGGTTCCTGATGCGGATTGTCCTAATAACACTGTATTCTTCGTAGACACAGAACACCTGCAGATAATGCAAATGAGTGACTGGTCTTGGATGGATAGAGACGGGGCAGTTCTTTCTAGGGTTGCGGATAATGATGCTTATGAAGCGGTTCTTTACAGATACGCTGACTTAGTAACAGATAAACCTAAAGCCCACGCCTTTTTAAGAGACGTACAATAATCTTAAACGTCCGTTCAGACGTTAAATGAAGTATCCCGAAAGGGGGCAAACTATCAACTTAGAGCGCTCTTCGGGGCGCTCTATTTATTTATAAGAAAGGGGTGAAAGAAAATGATAAAAAGAAAGCATATAGACGTAGATTCGAGGGACACCTTTGTTATCACAAGTGTTCACTCATCTAATGTGCAGGATAGGGTTATTGGAATAATCCCAGTTAAATCAGAGCTAGTGTCTGTTAAAGAGGCACACGCTACTGCTGCTGGTCAGACCTGTGTCTTGACAATAGAACGTTTACAGGGAACAGAGGCTTTAACTGAGGGGGATGCGGTGGTAAATGATACTATCGACCTTGAAGGCACAGCCAATACTGTTCAAAGCGGAACGATAGTAACAACCAATAATATACATCAATTTGCCGCAGGAGATAGGGTCGGCGTTGATTTGACTGGTAGTACGGCATCGTTAGCAAACATGGTGGTTTCCTGTCAATTCAGGCCCATCGATTAAATGTATTTGATTATTAGAAAGAAGGTGTATTAAATGCCAATTAGAAGAAGAAATATAGAGGAAACACATAGAGATACTTTTACTATCTCTCTATTTAGATTAGCCACTGTAGAGAGTATGTGCTTTGGTATTGTTCCTATGGATTGTGAGCTTATTAAAGCCACAGAAATTCATGGAACTAAGGGAACGGACGGATCGGATGTAACCCTGCATATAGAAAGGTTGAGGAATACGGAGGCCGCAGGTAGTGGAAACGATCTAATGTCTAATACCTTTAACCTAAAGGGGGATACAGATACATTGCAGACTGCAACCTTAACAGAGGTTGGAAGAAACGATGCGCTAACTAAACCGCCGTTTGCCAATCCAACTTGTAGATTTAAGGCAGGCGATAGGGTGGGAGTAGTCCTTACTGGTACAGCTACAGCAGTAGCTGATATGACAGTAACTTGTACCTTTAGACCAATAGATGGTGGAGAGGTTCTGATAAGTAACTCTCGTAGTCCGTCGGCGTCCCCAAGTCTATCACCAAGCGTATCTCCGAGTGTCAGTCCTAGTGTCTCGCTATCACCAAGCTTAAGTCCTAGTTTATCGTCGAGTTTAAGCCCAAGCACTAGTCCTAGTGTAAGCATCTCGCCCAGCGTGAGTCTTTCACCTAGTCTAAGTCCTAGCTTAAGCCCCAGCGTGAGTTTGAGTCCTAGCCTTTCACCTAGCCTTTCACCAAGTTTGAGCCCTAGCTTGAGTCCTAGCCTTTCACCAAGTTTGAGTCCTAGCTTGAGTCCTAGCTTAAGCCCGAGTGTAAGCCCTAGCGTAAGTCTAAGTCCTAGTGTGAGTCCAAGTTTAAGCCCAAGTGTTAGCTCTAGCCTTTCACCTAGCCTAAGCCCAAGCCTAAGCCCTAGCTTGAGTCCTAGTGTAAGTGTGAGTCCTAGTGTGAGTATCTCGCCTAGTGTGAGTCCTAGCGAGGAGTAATATCTTTAGACCCCTGTTGTAAAATACAGGGGTCTAAGGTAGAATAATTTTATGGAAGATAAAAGACCATCTGTAATGGTTAATATTCTTAACATCGGCACTATCCATACTGGACTGGAGTCCTCTGTTATCCAATGGGCATCTGAATATAGAGATAAATATAACTTTGAGTTATTTCTCCCCACCGCAAGACCAATTCCAAACAATAGAAATACAATAGTTAAAAAGTTCCTAAAAGGGAATTGGGACATTCTTTTTATGTTAGATGATGATACTATCCCTCTAGTGAATCCCTTTTCCATGCTTGAGCACGATAAAGATGTTTGCGGCGGGTGCTATCCGGGGAGAAGTGATAGTGGATTTAACTTCCATGTTTTTATGTTGAATAAGAAGAAATATCCAAAGGAGATATTCTTTAACTTCGTACCACCAGAAAAAAGGGAGGGATTACAGAAGGTAGACGCAGTAGCCACAGGATGTATTGCCATTAAGAGGCGCGTCTTAGAGAAAATGAAGAAAAAGAAACTCGCTCCGTTTGAAGATTTATTTGACGAGGAGGGCGTTTTGATAACAAACGATGATATGGCTTTCTGCCTAAAATGTATGGATTTGGGCATAGATGTCCATGCAGATTGGGATGTTATGTGCGACCACATTAAGGCGACTTCCCTTCTTCAAGTTATAGAGTTTATATTGGAAGCGTCTAGGACAGGAAAGGCGGTTATAAATAAGCCCGGGGGCATTGGAAAACATCTATGAACTTCAAGGACGCTAAAGAATATATAAAGACCAATAATAGTATTGATGGGTTTAAGTTTGAAAAAGTTACTGACCTTACAAATATGCTAGACCTTCTTAACAAAGAGGTGGAGGAGAAGGGGCTTAAGGAAACAGAAGGGGATGTACGCGAAATATCAAAGTTTTTAGTTAGGAGTTTGACCACCAAAATATTTATTTAATGACGCCAAAACTATCCGTAGTCATACCTTCCTATAAAGACCCGCTACTCCAAAGGACAATAGATTCCCTTTTAGCCAACGCCGAACTCAATATTGAGGTTATAGTTTGTCTCGATGGTTACTGGCCAACCATTCCTCTTGTAAATGACGATAGATTAAAAATCATCCATATGGGAAGAAATCAAGGCATGCGTGGGGCGATAAATGCCTGCATATCTATAGCGGATGGGGAATATCTTATGCGGACAGATGAACACGCCGTATTTGGTAAAGGATATGACCGCATTCTAACAGAATCCTGCGAACCAAACTGGATAGTGACACCACGTCGTTATTTCTTGGATGTGGAGAAGTGGGAGATTATGGACATACCTCCCGTAGACTACTCAAAACTAGTCATTCAAACCGTACGGGAAGGGGTTAGAAAGTTTGCAGGTAAGCCAGACAGGCGAAAGGCGGAGGAGAGAAAAGACATAATGATAGACGAAACAATGGCTATGCAAGGGAGTTGTTGGTTAATGCCACACAAGTGGTGGGATGATGTTATAGGGGAATTGGATGCCAAAAGGTATCAGCCACTTTATCAAGACTCTCATGAAATGGTGTTTAAGACTTGGAAGGCTGGAGGTAAGCTGATGGTCAACAAAAACACGTGGCATGCCCATAAACACAGAAAGTTTCCTCGCACCCATAACAATGGAACTAAAGAAAATCCATCCAATAACGAGCTTTGTTGGGCAACGATGCTTGAAGATTGGGAAGACTACTATAATGATGAAATTTGCCCAAAGTGGGGGTTAAATGCTTAGCGTAATTATTCCTTCATACAAAGACCCTTACCTTCAAAGGACTATTGATTCTATTCTCAGTGCTTCGGCTGGGGAGATTGAGGTAATTCCTGTCTTAGACGGGTATATAGATGAACTGAAGAAAGATAGTCGTGTTAAACCAATCTACTTAAAGACTAACCATGGCATGAGGGGGGCTACTAACGAGGGACTTAAGGCCGCCAAGGGGGAATTTATAATGAAATCTGACTCACATTGTGTCTATGGGGAGGGATTTGATAAGACTTTGATTGGGGAACCCCACTGGTTGACAATTCCAAGACGCTACTCTGTGGACGAGGATAACTGGGATAGGGATTTGAAAAGGCCTGTAAGGGACTACCATTATTATAGCTTTCCCGTACCAAATAAGTATGGGGCTGGAATGTTCTCCTTAGAATGGCCTCAGAGGGCTAGAGAACGGGCTAAATACACAATAGACGATACAATGACCTTTCAAGGCTCCTGCTGGTTTGCTAATAGAGAATACTTTATGGAACATGTCGGGTTACTGGATGACCGCAGGGAGACTTATGGGAGTTTCGCAGTAGAGCAATTAGAGATTGGTTTGAAGTATTGGCTTGGTGGCGGGGAGGTTAAGGTAAACAAAAACGCATGGTATGCCCACCTACATAAGATGAAACGCCATTATAAGAAGGGCATCTTCCACAAGACATACAAAACAGGGCATCATACTGTGGCTAGTAATGTATGGTCGGCTAAGCATTGGATGAATAACGAGGAGCCCAATATGATTCATAAACTGGAGTGGTTAATTTCTAAGTTTTGGCCTTTGCCACATTGGCCAGAGAACTGGCGAGAGGTATGGAAGAATTACAATTAACGCCTCTATGTGAGTTGGCGTATAAGTACAAGACGGATAAGTGCCCACAGATCGCCCATGCCTATACCCCGTTTTATTACGAGTTATTTAAGGATAAGAGAGAGTCTGTTAAAAAGGTATTAGAGGCGGGGATTGGCTATATAACTGTGAAAAACCGAAGGATGGGCTACATTATAGGGGCTAGTCTGTATATGTGGCGTGATTTCTTTCCAAATGCCCAGATATATGGTGCTGATATTGTTCCGACATCTATATTTCAGGATGACCGCATAGAGACCTTTCTGTGTGATGAAACCAAGAAAGAGGACCTTGAGGACTTAATTAAAAAGACAGGTAAGGATATAGACATATTTATTGATGATGGTTCTCATAAAACTGCTGACCAGATTTTTATGGCTAAAATTTTAATGCCCCTACTCAAAAAGGACGTTATTTACATCATAGAGGATGTTGGATATCCGAGGGGAATACAGAAAGAGCTGTTTGAATACGATTGTTATGCTCCCCCAATTCCAGCCCTTGGAGCTAAAGCTAAAAGAGGAGTTAGTAGAAATAAATTAGTTGTAGTAAGGCATAAGACATGAAAGAACTAACCTTCTTTGCAAAACCACAGCACTATTATAGACACGGAACAATAATGAGTAGAAATCCTCATCTATTTAGAACATCCTCCTTAATAAGAGGGGAGCAGATAGCTAACTATTTAGGTTGTAAGTATAACCCAACAGAGGGATATGAGGATGATGTCTGTATATATGTTAAATCCCTATCTTTGGACGATATTAAGGATGGTTCTTATGTGGATGTATTAGATAATTTCAGTCTCCTGAAACCGTTAAAAGCACGTCCGGGGAT